ATGAAGGGCGGCCAATCTCAGTCGAGTTCTGCCGCCCTGCGCGCCGGAGCCGCCCCGGAGGGTGCGGCCCGCCGCGCTGGGCGTGTCGTTCCGGTTGCGTCAGCGGCTGCAGGTCAGTCGATGCCTGTGTGGCTGCGTGACCTGCTCGAGCAGAAAGCGGCCGCGCGCCGCGCGCGCGCTTCCGAAGAAGCCTATCGCAACGCCTCGGGCGGCCGTGTTGCCGTTCGTCGTGGATCTCTTTCCCTTGACGAGGTGAATGCAGCACTTATGGACGCTGCGGAAGCCGAGTTTTTGGCCTCGCGCAGCGAGGCTGCTTTTTGTCAGGCGGGCGTGGTAGCACCGCCTGACAGTCCCGATTTAGGGAATCCCTCCGATTCTGGCGAGGGGTTCTGAACGTATGGGCTACGACACGATTCGGCTTCGTTCTCCGTACCTCGGCCATAGCGTGGTTGAGCGCATCAAACGGCAGTGTTTGCTGCGCTCTGGCCTCGATTGCGCCAGCGGCGAAATCCTCTACGAGCTGTTCACTGGTGAGCTGCTCGGCTCGTGGGACTCACGGATCTCGGTGATCCCGAAGAACGAGGAATGGGTGGTCAACAAGAACGGGCGGCCCGAGCTGGTGCCGTGCGATCCGTACATCCTCATCGAGGCGTCGGTGCACAAGATCAAGTATGGGCACAACGTGTACGGCGCGCCGAACGTGTTCCTAGAGGCCTGCCGCGACTTCGTGGCGCTGGTAGAGGATCTGCTCGAGACGGATCTGCCTGTTGCCGACTGGTGGACCGTGCATCGCGTCGACGTGGCGTCGGTTTATCGGCTCTCGAAGGCGGCCTGCAAAGAGTTCTTCGATGGGCTGCAGCTCATGAGCTTCCCGCGTCGGAAGAAGGGCGCAGCGAAATACGCGATGGCCGTCTACTTCGCAGGGAAGACGACGACGGTCAAGTTCTATCACAAGGGCACCGAGTTCCAGGTGCACGACAGGGGGCGCCTGCGGGGCTTCTTCTCGCAGGTATTCAAGCATCGGCACGGGCACGACGAAGAGCGTAGCCGCGCGCTTGCAGAACGAAGGGTTGCAGCATTCCAGCGCTTGGCGGATAGCCGCCTGCGTGTCGAGGTGGAGGTGCATAGCGACAAGCTGCAGTACGACTTTGGAAAGCATCCGCGAGTGGATGAGGTGACAGACGCCTATCTCGAGGGCGTGTTTGACACCGAGATCGAGAAGCTCCTACGTGAGGGGAAGCAAGCGATGACGACGGTTCGAGAAAGCAGGGCGGTTCTGCATCGCCTCAAGGGTGTGTATGGCGATTCGACGGGGACGCGGCTGTACGGCTTCTGGTCGTCCCTGTGCACGCTGGGTGACGAGGTGACGCGCGAGCATTTTGCGAAGACGGTGTTTTACCGGAATCGCAAGCAGCTTGAGGACGCTGGCGTGTCGTGGCGGGGTACTGATGTGCTTGTCGTCGCCAATGCGGTGCTTCCACACGATTTCAGTCCGGTACGGACGGACCCACGGTTGTGCCATCTCCCGGCGCGCGACCGCGAGGAATTCCAGGTGAGCCGGGAAACGTTGCGGCTTGCCGCTTAAGGAGTAGTCATGTCTCAGGAAAACACCGTGGGCGCACAGAAGCCCGTTTCGCTGAAGCCGATGCAGGTGATGGTTCGTGGTCGCATCGAGCAGATTCGTTCGTTTGACGGTACGCGTTACACGCGAATCATCACGCCGGCACCCGACGCGTACAGCCGGCCGCAAGTGGTTGAGGTGCGTGCGAAACAGAAGCTCGGAGAGAAGGGCGACGAGGTGACGGTGGTGTGCAGCCTGGGCGGCTATCAGCGCAAGCCGTATCAGTTCAAGAACAAGGATACCGGCGAGGTGGAAACCATCGTGCCGGTCGATCACGTGCTCGACGTGGTGGAAGCGTAATGGCTCAGTGCGTTCTGGTCGCTGATGGCGGCGCGATGACGGTAACGAATGATGCGCCGCAGGCGTGTCAGGGCTACCTGATGCTCACGCCTGGGGAGTACCAGAACGCGACCACGTTCTACAGGTGGATGCAGGTTCCGTCGCAAACAGATATGGCGACTGTGTTTGTGACGGCATTTGGGCTGGTGGCGGCGTCCTATTTGGTGGCGTACGCAATCGGTCGTTTGGTCGCCATGTTCAATGACTAGGAGGTCAATCATGAACGGCAATATGGGCAAGAAGATCGCGGTTGGTGTGGCACTGACCGTGGGTGCAGCGGGTGCAGCGATGGCGCAGACGGCTTCCGGTCCGGATCTGTCGAGCATCATCTCGGCAGTGGCGATCGGCACCGTGAGTGCCGGCATCGTCTCGATGGGTGCGGTGAAGATCGTGCCGAACGTGACGAAGTGGGCCGTCAACAAGCTGGTCGGCTTCTTCCGCTGATCGGTCGCGGTGCAGTGTGGACGGCTCGCCTTGTGCGGGCCGTTTTTGGTTAACGGTCTAGGGGGGTGCCATGTTCTGGTTGCTGGCTTATTTCATGTTGGGCGCTGCGTGTGGCGTTGCTGCTGTGCGCGGTATGAGTGAGGGCTGAGCGATGGACAAGCGTTTGAGGTTCGCTGACTTTTTGCTTGACTTGGCCTGCGCGTTCTTGATCGCCGCTGTGTTGATGGCGGGTACGGCCAACGCGCAAGCTGGGGGATGCTCGATGCCCGGACAGGTGTGCATTTCCGGAAGCGGTTCTGGTACCGGCGTGAATGTGTCCGCACGACAAAGCGGCAACGGTGTCCCGCAAACGCCCTCCAGCAATGTCATGAACGTGCTAATACCGATCACTGTCGGTGTGGCTGCTGTTGGTGCTGCTGCTGTTGCGATCCCTGCTGTGGGCACTGCTGCGGTGGCGGGTGATGTGATGGCGTCGGTGGGCATGACAGCCATTCGTGGCGGCATCATTGGCGGTGTTGCTCTGGCGACATTGATGAATCGCATGGGTGGCGATGTGTCGCTGGATAGCAATGGTCAGGTGGTTGCGCCTGCTGTTGCCGCAAATGCTGGCGATGTGGGTTTCAACGGTCACCAGTGGTATTGCTCGTTTGGTAACGTCGTTGGTGGTGGGGCTGCATATGGTGCGAGTCCCGACGCTGCGTGTGCTGCTGCCTTGCCTGCTGGTGGGCTTTTCAAGTATGCGGGGATTGGGACTGACTCGAACACCGGGGCGTTGTGCGGAATGGCAACGAGCTATAGCAATCCGCCGATGTGCTACGCCGCATATTTGTATTCGACTGATCGTTGTGTCACTGGCTACGTCGCGTCTGGGTCTTCTTGTGTCGTTGATCCGGCAGCGCCTAAGGTGCCCGCAACGAATGCGCAGATTCAGAATGCCATCAAGGCGCACCCAGATTCTTGGCCGTCCATCTACAACGATATGAACTGTGGGCCGACGCTGGCCCTTACCAACGGTTCCACTTCTGACCCGTGTTATCGCCTGTATAGCGATTCGCGTACGGGCTTTGGCGTGTCGTTTTCCACGGGTGGTTCTAGCTGGAGCAATAACGGCTGCGCGGTGAATAGCACGTCGTGCCCGTCGGCGACGGTGACAACTGCTCCGACGACCGGTACGCAGACGAAAACGAACGCGGACGGGAGTAAGACCACAACCAACACGACGACCACCAGAACGACGACGGTGACGGGCACCAATGATCGGACCAATCCGGTTGTAGGGCAGACCACAACGACGACGACAACCGCGACGACCGTCACCAATGCCGATGGCAGTACTACTACCACCACGGAGACGACGACAGATCGGGCGCCTCCGCAGACGGGTACCAACACTAATCAGCAGCAGAAGGATCAGACGCAGCCGACGACGGCCACGCTCGTCAGTCCTGACATCAAGCTGTACGACAAGAAGACGAAGACGTTTGGGGATGTGCTCAACGCGTTTCGCAACACGATCCGGGCGTCGGCGATTGGTGCAGGGGTGCAGGGGTTCTTCACGGTGAGCGCTTCGGGAAGCTGTCCGCAGTGGGTCGTGCCGCAGACGGACTGGACGCCGTCGATTGCGTTGGGACCGATTTTCTGCAGCTCGTCAGCGTCGTTGGTGTATCAGATCGCCGGGTATGCCGTGCTTGCCGCAGCTGCGTTCGCAGCGTTCGCCATCGCGTTTCTGTGAGGGACTGAGTCATGTTCGACGCCATCATCAATGCGCTGTCCTCGGTCCTTGCTTGGTTCGGGAAAATCTTCGTCGCGGTTTTCCAGGCGATGTGGGACATCACCATCGATCTGATCATTGCCGCGTTCGACCTGTTCCTTTCGGCCATCGGCGCGTTGATCTCATCGGCGCCTGCGCCGCAGTTCCTTACGCAGTACTCGCTGCAGTCGCTGATTGGTCAGATGGGCAGCGACATCTTGTACTTCGTTTCTGTCTTCAATATCCCGCAGGGCTTGGCGATGCTTGGTGCCGGTGTTGTCTTCCGGCTATTCGTGCGCAAGCTCTTCACGCTCGGCCAGTGGTGACAACATGATCGTTTTCTATGAAGGCCTGCCGCGTGCGGGTAAGTCTTATACGTCTGTTACTAAGGACATTTTGGACGCGTTGAAGATCGGTCGGCACGTGGTGACGAACGTTGCGGGCTTCAATTTCGAGATGGCTGCGGAGCTGCTCGAGAAGGCTGTCGACGTCATCCGCGAGTTGGTGAAGGTCTTGACCGACGAAGAGGTGATGCGGATTCATGAGCACGTCGTTAAGGATGCGCTCTATGTCTTGGATGAGGGGCAGGACTATTGGCCGTCGAGCTTCAAGCCGCTGGACAAGGCGACGACGAAGTTCGTGACGCAGCACGGTCACGACGGCATCGACATCATTTTGATGGGGCAGGATCTGAACGACTTGCACAACATCTGGAAGCGACGTGTTGACCGGAAATACGTGTTCCAGAAGAAGGATGTCATTGGCAAGCCGAACGAGTTCAAGTGGACTGTCTACAAGAAGGTCAAGGGGCAGAAGGGCGATCGGTTCGAGAAGATCTCGGACGGCTCGGGGCGCTATGAGGAGAAGTACTTCGGGCTGTACAAGAGCCACACGGATGGCACGACGAACACGGACACGTTGGAAGACAGCAATGCCAACGTGCTGAAGACCAAGGTCTTCCGCGTCTGGATTCCACTGTTCGCGTTGGTTGCGTTCGGTGCCATCGGCTTCCTCGTGTACCTGTTCAAGGGCGGTGGCTTGGTGGGGTCCAAGCCGGAAGACAAGCACGTAGTGACGAAGACGGTAGCCACTTCGAGCACGCCGCCGACGTTGCCGGCCGAGAAGGTCGCTGCAGCTGCTCCGGCGAAGGCCTCAGATGCAGCTGCCAAGCCGGTGCCGGAAGACGACGACTTTATTGCGGGGCTGGCGAAAAAGTACCGGCCGCGCCTGGAGGGTTGGGCGCGAGTGCGTGGGCAGGCCGATGTCATCGTTGCTTGGTATGACGATTCGACGCGGGTGCGCGAGCGGCTGTCGGCTGCGACCGTCGAGGATCTCGGCTGGAAGGTGCAGGAGTCGCAGTATGGCCAGCACGTCATCCTTGCGAAGGGCGAGCGGCGAATCGTGGTGACGATGTGGCCCATCGACATTTACGGCAAGGTGCCGGAAAAGCAGGTCGACGGCGTGCGTGCGATGTCTGGTGCCGATTCTCGCGCAGCTCGTGATGAACGTATGCAGGATTTTGGCCCGCAGGGCTGGCGTGCGAACGACGACCAGGTCATGGGCCGGGGCGTCGTGGATCTGCCGCCGAGCATCGTGAACATCCCCGATGACGCCGCGCTGCCTCGGCACATCCGGCGCAGTTCCGCGTTTGACGGCACGCAGCATTGGTCGCATGGCTAATTTTCGTTACTAATAAAAATGTAACAGTAATTGAATATCCGTTACTAGTATCTAAAGCGCCCTTGAAGGGCGTCTAGCGTCGGGAGTGTCCGCGCCTTTGACCAGGCGGTAGGGGTGGGGCGTGGGCAGTATCTCCGGCCGTTGGCGCACGGCCAGTGCGGCTGGCGGGACCGAGCAGCGGGTCTCACCAGGTACGTACATACACAGCTGGTCACATCCAAACACCCCCGCTCTTGCAAGCCCGCTTTTCAGCAGTGGTTGCGATACAGGGCGTCCGTTGCAGCGTGCAAGCGCTGATTCCAGAAGTTCATCCACTGAGCGTCACCGCCGCGGCGCAGGTTTGCCACAGCGGCTTCCTTTTCATTCCTCCAGGCTGCACACGTTGACGCAGCTGCGTTGGCCTGCGCTACCTGCATCTGGGCGGCTCGTTGATCCTGCGCAGCCCATTCACCCCGTTGGCGAGCAATTCGAGCGTCTGCCTGGCGCGCCAGCTCCGCTGTCCAGGGATCGATGCTTCCGACCTGTTTGGGAGGCTCTGGTACCGGCGCAGGGGCAGGTTGATATTCAGGCTGAGCTGTGACCACTGGCGCAGGCTTTGGCGGCTCTGGTGGTGGCGCTACCGGCTTCGGCTGTTGGTTGATCGCAGGTAGCGCTATTTGCAGTTTGGCGCCATCTCTTGGGTAGTACTTGTAGACATACAGGCCGCCGGCCAGGCAGATGACAATCGTCCAGAGGTTGATGTTGCGCATCGCGCACCCCGTTGCTAGTGTTGCAGAAAGATAACACGCAGGGGTGAAGTGTCCGACGATGAAAAGCGGGCCTTGGCGCGAGAGATCCGGAACCTGTATTGGCACATCCGTCATCTGCGTCGTGGGCTTCAAGACGCGCCGCGTAGGCGGTACTACAGGAAGATCGCTACAAAGAAAAAACGCCTGCTGGATGCAGGCGTTTCAAAGAGGGAGGTGCTGGATCTGTTGATGTGTTGCAGGTCACGCGGGTGCCGGTTCCGCGCGTGCCTGGATTGCACGCAGCGCCTGCTGTAGACGGGTCCACAGACGCCTACGCGATTTTACATAACACAAATTACACGATGAATTGATGTTGGTGCCAATTAGAAATGTCGCATTTGAGCCAAATAGAAATGTCGCACCCAGTCGAGTCGACGAACCTAAAAATGCGTCGGGTCCAGGCGTAAAACTGTGTCGAAATGCTTTGTGAGGCACAGACTGATTTGTCGGCTCATTGTTACGTTCATCTGTGACGGGTTGATCGCCACCTTGCCTGGTGGTGAAGCGCTCAATCGCCTTCAATATCGGCGTTGGCATCGTTGCGCACGAAGCCCGTGTCATGAAGGACAAAGACATCATCCCCAATCGGACGATGCTCGACCTGCGTCACACGCCAGATAGCGGACGCCTTGGCGTCAGACCAGATCACCATCGGTAAATGTTCACGTGCGCTCCAACAGATCCGATTCAGGGTATTACCCTGCGACAGCACATACCAACGGCATGCCGACGCGGGTATCGGCGCTCCCGCAGGCGCGCTGGTTGGGGCAAGACGATACTCGCCGACCGGATGTCGCAGGCCGTGGGCCAAGTCGAACCAGTCGCTGAAGTGGCCAAGGCGAATCAAGTTATTGCGATCAATTCGCGTGGTGATTCGCTTCCGATAGTCCACCACCGTCATCTGATACTCGAGCGGGTCGGCAGAATTCCGAACGACATACGTGTCAAGAACCTCATCCGTCTTGCGCCGTAGGCGCACTTGCCTGTCGCGCCAGACCTGCAGCACATGCACGCCATCGCTGCCTGTGAACTCGGCCCGATAGAACAGCGCTGCAGGCTCGTCACCGGACTGGAAGACCGATTCGAACGTCCCCGCCGGGCGACCGGCCGCAGCTGCCGGTGCCAATACCGAGCACAGCAGCGCCGCGCCTGCCGCCCAACCGCTTGCTTTACTGACGGACAGCCTTGGCATAGTCAAAGTATCGATAGGTTTTACCGTCAA